TCAGTCCTGTGTTAAGCACCAACTCCGCGTTACAAGAGATTGTAGTGGCACGAGACTTCGCCAAAGGCGCGAGTCCAGTTGTTGCGCCGTTAGCAGTTGTGTTCGTAACGTTCACAACTTTAAAGATCACGTTGGGATCATCCACAACGATAGCTTCAATATCAGATGCTACAGTGCTTGCAGGGTAATTTTGCCTGAATACTACTTGACCCGAGTTTGGGTCAGTAAAACTACATCCAAGAAAAACACCGATAACGCCAGCAACTGCTGAAGTATTGTTCTGCAAGGTGGAGATAATGATAGTACCGTCACTTGTGTACTGTACAACATCTCCGTAGAAGATTCCTGTTCCATAGTTGGAAGCAATAGGTATTTTGCGGGTAGAACCCACATAATTATGCCCGCCGACCAAGCCAACAGGCTTTAGCCCATAGGGGGCCGAGATAGTAGGATAAGCCATTTTAAGCTCCTAAAAAGTTAAGTTCCTTTGCCGAAGGTTACTTTGGTCTTGCGATCATTAAACAACGGCATACGAGGGTCATTTTCACGCATTAGGTTGTTATCAACGGAGTTCATTTGACTGTCCGTCTGTTGTTGAAAATGGTCAGTGCGTTCTTCAACCATCTCCAGTGGAGCTTTACAAAGCATCAAGCCACCTATCACTACGTTGTCAGCAAACCGTTCTTGTTCTACTGTAACCATAGCAATCTCTGGGTGATCTGCTGCCCTTACAGGCTCCCAACCTTCGCGTAATTTAGATGAGACATTGGTAGCGTCTATCTGGCCTTGATTACTAACGCGAATCCACCGAAATCCGTAACCGTCTTGGGGAATTGGAGAAGGTAGAGTCTCCGGGCGCGTCCAAGCCTTCTTACGTACAGTTTTTTCACGTTTGTCTAATTCGCGGTCTATGCGATTTTCAGCCATTTGCTTTCCTCATGTCTATTGCAACCTGTTTGGCGTATTGTTCGGGTGTCAAACCCAACCTTTTAGCGATTTGTACCTGAGTGCGTGTCAACGTCACTTTCCGTGGGGCTGTACTCCGCGTTGCGGGCGCTACCACTTGTGTCTGCTTTCGCTTCGGTTCAGCATCCTCGAAATTATCGGGGAATACTTGACGCATACGAGTGTCAATCGACTCGTAGTATTCATCACTCTGCGGGCTTACGCCCTGTTTGACAAGTTTGTTGTGCAGCCCCAGCGCCAAACTTGTCATCTCATCGTCAGGACCAAACCACGTATTAGCTTTTTGCCAATCTGCGGCCCGACCATCGACTTGTACTGCCGGAGCGATTTGTTCTACTTCTTTTGGTACAGGTGTTTCTGTTTCCTGTAAAGACGGTAGTTTGAAGTTTGCTAGTCTTTCGGACTTTAACTTAGCATTGGTTAGCTTATCTTGTGCATCCAACACTGCATCTGAGTCACCAGACTCGTACGCTTCTTTGTACGCACGTTTAGCATTATCTGATTCAATAGCGGCGTTTTTCTTAGCCTGATCTAATAAAGCAGCTTGGTTCTTATTGACGTTACCTTTTAGCTTTTTGTTCTCTTCCATAAGCTGTTGAGTAACGCGCTCAAGCTCTTGGCTCTGACGGTGGGCTTCTTCTTTAGCCCTGCGCTCGTCATGGTATCCCTTACTAAAATGCTGGATACGCTTACGAACCTTGTCAGAGTAATCCTCAAGTTCATCATCTGTGACGTCCTCTGGAGGTTCAGACGCTTTGCGATTACGGTCAGCTTTAGGCGTATCATCAACAACCTCCACCTCAACCTCACGACTGTCATCGTCAGACTTAGCCGCATCTTCTGCGAAATCCTTTTTAGTCTTTTTACCGGAGATATCAACTTCAACTGCACCGGAGTCCTCTATTTCTAATTTGTTATCCTCTAATTCAGGAAACTCAAATTCTACTTTTTGAAATGCCATATCTACGCCCTCTGAATGCCTGATGGATCAGCTACAACGGCCTCAATAGAGTCGTCGTTCATAAGCCGATACTCGACCCCGCCAATGGTGAACCGTGTTCCTGAGTTCATACGAAACATTACAAAGTCACCTTCCTTACACCATGCTCCGGTGGGGAAACGTTCTGCATCGGAATACGCTTGGTCACCCATGTCCACAACAAGTCCTATGATAGACATAATGTGATCTTGAGTTTTGGCAGTCTCTGTCTTCAAGATTGATGTTCCTGAAACAGTTTCTTCGGGTTGTGGTAAGGCTATCAACACGCGGTAGCCTACGGGTCTAGGTAGTTGTAGTTCTAAGTCGTCATCGCTAATTTCAACTGGTTTGTCAGTCATCATCGTTATCCATATAGTTCTTCGCAAGGTCTTCCACGTAGTTAATGCCAGCTTCGAGACCCCGAATTAAGCCAACAACTTCCTTGTATTGAGAGAAGTCTTTTGCTCCACCTGTTCCAAGAAATTCTTTTGCGGAGGATTTATCATCCTCGAGTTTAGTTTTCAGCACGTCAAAGACGGTTCTAGCCATATTTACTGGTTACCTTCCGAGTTGCGGTCAGGTTTTCCACGGTCAGCTTCTAGGCTATCCATGTCAAGTTTGGCGTTGGATACACGCCTATCTCCCGCCATCTTTAACCCGTCCTTCTGCGCGGTTAACATGAGTTCTTTCTCATCTAACTTCAGGCGTTCGGAGGCAACATTGCCATCCAACAAAATCTTTTGCTCTTTTAGCTGCATATCAAACTGTTTGATCTTTTGATCTGCCAGATCGTTTGCTGCTTTGCGCTCCTCTTCAGCTTGTTTGATCTGCAATTCAGCTTGCTTCATTTGCATGATCGGGTCTTTTTGCTGTTCTTGAGCTTTCTTCTGCGCCGCCTGCTGCTGGTTAGCCTGCTGTAACTGCTTGCCTGCGTCTGCGACCAGACGTGACAGTTGTACTTCCATGTCTTCTGACATCTCTTCGTTCGGGGCAGGTAGCGGTGCGCCTAGTTTTTCTTCTATCTTCTGACGATAAGAGAACCCAAGGTGTTCTGCGATGTGCGCTTGTAGCGAAGTCATAATCTGTTTGGCCTGTGGGTTTTGACCAATCAACTGAGCCACCATCGGGTCTTGCATAAACGACATATGCGTAGCGATGTGAGCGTCTTGATCCTGATAGATGAACGCTTTCATAGGTTTGCCAACTAGGGCATCCATGTTCTCGCTTATCGGATCGGCTGGTTTTGCGTCATCCTTAGTCGGGACGAGTTTGTCGGCGTTCTTCACGCCCAATACTTCTATCATCTGGCGATGCAACTGAGGCAGGTCGTATATCTGTGGAGCCTGCGCTGACATCTGTAGCACTGTTTGGTACTGTACGACCCGTTGGGCCATAGTCGAGTTGTTAGGGTCACTGACGGGTATCACGTCTACCATCAGGTAGTCTGCCCGCTTGGCTCCTACTTCGCCTCTGGATGGGATGTACGCGTACTCTTCAGGGGCATACTCAGCCATGATGGCCTTGAGTAGCTTAAACTCTTGCTTCATCGCGTAGTGTACGCGTGCTTGCACCGCAGCCATAGGTTTTAGTGTGCGCTCTAGTAGTGCTAGTGTTGTGCCCACAGGAGCGTTGGCGGACATGTCAGAGATGTCCATATCACTAATAGCGCCCAGACGCCGCCCCTCAGTCGTAATTTGATTTAGAAGCGCTAGGAGCGTCTGTGAAGGCTCTTTGTACGGCAGTGGCATGATGTTGTCACGGATAGACCCTGACGGTACGTCCACATCCTTAAACTCACCCGGATTGATAGGGGAATCGTCCCCCTTGATACGTAGTCCACGAGACTTTAGCCCTCCCGGGAGATTGGAGAGCGTACCAGCGTCAACAAGCTGACGTATCAAGGAAGTTCCAGCGCGGGCGTATCCACCAATAATGTGGATCAATCCGAGGCCATAAAAGCCAAATCCCGGTACATAATTATAGTGGACGAAGTGCTGACGTTTAAGGGTGAGTGGGTCACCCTCCTCGTAGTTTCTACGGATCGCCAGCACTTCGCCACTTCCACGCTCAATGGTGACAACGTAAGGTCGAGCAATTCCGTCATCATCATCAATACCCTCAATAAGAAGGTCTGCGTGTATTTCATATACAGCATAACGGTCATCATCGGTAAGCGAATATCCACCGTCTTCTGCTTTTTTCTCTTCAATATCTGTGTGGTAAGGTTCTGGGTCGCCAAGGTCTACGTCTTTATAAAACCCTGCAGCTTGCAGCTTCTTCAATTCGTTCTTTGTCTTACGCATTACGTGCGTTACACGCTCTGCAGCTTCAATATTCGAGGCACCGTAGGGGACAATCACATCCTCTGCGGAGATATAGATAGCAACCTGACGTCCTAGATTAGGGTCGTAATAGACTTTCTTGAACGCAGAGCCTGCTAAACCAAGGCTGTACAGCATCCGTTCGTGTTCTGGGCGGTACTCAACCATATTCTCGGTGAGTTCGTAGTTCATGTCTGCCATAACACGGGCAGCGGCTTCATCTTTTTCTTTAGTCTCTCGGCCAAGTACTCTAGTTTTTACAGGGCCAGCGGCTGGCATAGTCTCACCCATAGTTTCAGCTTGGAACCTGATGGCTGCTTCAGCTAGAACTGTAGAGTTAACGCCACACGCGCCCTCCCACGGGTCTGAGCGCTCTTCGTATTTGAAACCAAGTACGTCTAAGCCCTTAACAAACGTGTCTGCCCAATCTTTACGACCATCTATGTCCGTTGTTATCTGGCCGACAAGCTCACCTGACAGGGTTTCAAGATCACTGTCCTCCATGAGTTCCGCTAGGTTTGCGCCAAACTCAGAGAAATCTTGTTCATTACCGGGAATTATGGTAATCTCCATGCTACCGTCGGCTAGAGTGACAGACTCAGGATCAACAATCTCAATCTCTAACTCAGAGATGTCCATATCTTCTACGCCCTCTAGGTCGCCCTCTAGGTCTTCTAGTCCCATTGGAGCAGCGTACTGCCCTTTTTCAATAGCCATGTGTCACCTCTAGTAGTACCCGCCTCGGCGTTGTTTAAAATATTGTTGTTCTTCTGGTTCGTCACTAGGCAACCTAATAAAGCCACCCTGCCTAAAACGCATCAGAGCCATAACCGTAGAATCCACAAGGTCATCATTACTCATAAATGGAAATCCTGCAATCTCTTCGACCACTTCTTCTGCCCATCGTGTCTGCGGCACCCAGCAAAGTCCAGATGCTACAATGTCTGCAACGGAGTTAAGTCTAGCCAACTTATCCCCTGACCCTCTATGTGGTGTGTACTCAGACACTGGTAGACCCATACGTCGCATCTCTTGATACAAGGCTACACCAGAGCTTTTCTTCTCCACAATGAACGAGTCTGGTTCCCAGTCGTTGTACTCTTCCATCGCAAGCTGTTTAAGTTCTGGGAACTCTATACGTTGTTTTATGCTATTTAACAATATAATATTGTACGCGCTGGTCTCTTCGTTCAAGAATACGCCCCATGTGGTAAGCGCTGTAAAGTCTGCACGGTTATGTTTCTCGGCTGCGGCGTCAAGCGACATGATAATATATTCACAGGACGGCGGTGTATCTGGGGTCCACTCGTTCCACCACTCACGTTTAACGATAGCTGCTTCTTCTGTGGTGGGCTGCTGTTGATACTGCGAGTTCCATTGGAATACAGGCATAGAGGCTTTGGTACGTAGTAGGGCTTCTAAGTCAAAGAACTCAGGCCATAACGGCTTTTGAGTTACCTTTTTGGTTTTCTTGTTGACAACATCTAGGATGGCGGGGAACTCAACGACTTCGTACTGATCCGCACGTTCGTTCTTACCCATGTCGCGTACCACACGCCCTGTAAGATCATCTAGGTGCCAACGTGTCTGTATAATAGCTACACGTCCTCCGGGCATTAATCGTGTCCGTGCGCCGAAGGTGAACCACTCATACGCCTTCTCAAAGACGCTAAAGTTCCCGTTGATTACATCCTGCTCCGAGTGTGGATCGTCAACAAGAAGCAAGTCAGCGCCACGACCCGCAAGTGCAGAGCCAATACCGCACGCATAATACTCTCCACCTACGTTGGTATTCCACCGACCCGCTGACTTACTGTCCTGTGCGAGTTTCACAGTGGGAAATATAGACCTGTAATCGTCTAGGGCTATCAAGTTACGTACTTTACGACCAAAATCTACCGCTAGGTCTGTGGTGTGGGACACCATCATAACTTTCTTGTCTGGGTTCCTGCCTAAGAACCATGCTGGGAAGAAGATAGACACAAGTTGTGATTTGCCGTGGCGTGGTGGGATGTTAACGCAGATACGGTCTTTATCCCCTCGCTCAATCCCCATGAGTAAGTCAGCAAGGATGCGGTGGTGCTTGCCTACAATAAACTCAGGCATCATAAGTTTGCAGAACTCAATCAGGTCGTCGTACGCACGCTTGTTTTTAGACCGTGTAGACAATTCGTCCACCATACGGTCAATCTCGGCCACTTCTTCCTCACTAAACGAGTCAAGATTAGCCAGCATGATATCAATATCGTCGTTATTGAAGTCAAAACCCTCAGTCATCGTCGTCAAACCCGAACTCTTCGTCAACGTCTAGGGTTCTAGCGGTTAGAATGGTGGCATCTTCTATCTCTGGCTCTGGGTTTACCAGCTTTGCCAGCTTACTGCGGAGTTTTTCTTTGATATCGTCGGTGGTCTGGTGGGTAATGGTCACTTCGGACTTCTCAGTGAACAACCCTACGTCTGATATCTTACCCATAAGCTCTAAAGCACGCATACGTACTCGTGGATCAGGGTTTTCTGACTCTATGATGAGCTTGTTTGTTACTAAGTTGCGCAGTTGCTTAGAAGATTCCACTACAGAGTGGTTAAATTCCGCTATTATAGCTCCTGCCATCTTAATAGATGGGGGCGTTAGCTTCGCTGCGCGTTTGTTGGTAACTTTTCGGGACGTTTTGTCTGGTTCTCGCGCGAACGCAGTCGCTAAAACAGCGGCAACCTCTTTGTCGTCCTCGTCTGGGGTGGTGTTTAGCCCGTGGCCCTCTAATTCTGTCACTGTTTTAGCCAGCGCAGCGGTGCGTTTGGGTAACGGAAGCTGCTTTGCTTCATCCTCTAAGGGTACACCTAGTTCGGGCATTAGATTCAATGTCATATCATTTCGCAGGTAGTTAACCGGTAACGTAATACTAGGTTACAAAAAAAATTTTAGCAAGGGTTTCTAAAGAGGGGCGGGGGGTTTTCAAAAAATACCAATTTATTCGTCTGGATTAGTAATAATAGTACTACGGCGGAATCCTATATGACAGCGCGGGGGGTGGGGACGGGGTACCCTTCTGTAAAACGTGTTTCGGGCAGGTGCCCGAATGTAGTCAGTTAGTTTCGACGGCGTTTTAGTTTCAACGGCGTTTAGTTTGGTTTAATATCATTTAGTATGCAGACCCATTGTATAACACGTTATGGCGCGGTATTGATTGGTTGTCAGAAGGGATTGGCGCACGATCAATCTCAGACAAGGAGACTTCACTATGACAACTATTTCAAAGATGACCGAGACACTAGCAACCATTGGCATAAAGTTTAACGTCGAAGGTATCGACATTGTTGAGGTGGGCGCAATGGACATTGTCCGCAAGGCCGAGGGCAAACTAGCCCATACGTATGCCTACCTAGTTGCTGCGGGCATCCTGCCAAGCGATTACCTTTCCGCTAAGAATAAGGACAGCACAGCGTCTGTCGAGCAATACGCGGCTCGCGTGGAAGCGGCTGGCATGGTATGTTATACCAAAGCCGAGCGGGCAGAATTGGCCACCAAATTGCCAAAGGATGCACCAGCCGAGCAAAAGGCCTCGCGCAAGGTGTTGCAGGATCGCCGCACCGAATTTCTCAAGACTGTGCGACGTGGCTTAATCACGGCTCATAAGCTGGCATGTCCTGAGGAATACGTATCGGGTGGCGCGAATGAGCCTAAGACGGCCATTGAAGACCTCGCCGCGTTAATGGAAAAGGCCACCAAATTGTTGCAAGGTGACAAGCCATTCCCTGACACGTTCGCGCACGACGATGCGATCGCGGTTCTCAAGGGTTTCGTCAAAACATTCTGCTAACCACATAACATTCTACAGGGGCTGCCTTCGGGTGGCCCCTTTTTTTGTGTCTTTTTTCGGGCACCTGCCCGAAAGTTTTGTTGCGTATACGCAACGCCTATGATATCTAGGCAATACATTGCACCACAATGCTCTACTAGGCTCGCTTCGGCGGGTCTTTTTTTATTCGGGCACCTGCCCGAAAGTTCTGATACCA